ATATACCCGTCAACAGTTGTTCCGAATGAGCCTACTCGTAAATTTGTTTTGACCATTGCCGCAACCGATTGACCCGGTGCAGTAGCAGGGCCAGCCGTTACATCACCTGTTAACTGAGCAATGGATGAGGTGGCAAATGTTGTCTGAATCTCAGCAAGGTTCGCATCCTCAGTGTGAAAAGTTATTGTCCTATTAGACCTGTCAACGTACACGACCACCGCAAGCCGATCTGTTGCTGACAGTACTGTCTGAGGTACGGCAAGGGATGTTAAATATAGCGTTACAGAAGTTCCTCCCGTTATTGATTCAGGATTGGCTGAACTGTCAGCAATGGCAGTGAATGATGCGCCATCGTATTTCAACAACTGAACATAGAACTGAGGATTGCCACCGCTTGACGATGCACTGAAATACAGATCGAATAACCAACCGCCTGCCGGAATAATAGTCACGCTCGGATCGTTCGCATCTGTAATGAACTGAGCCATAACCTGAAAGCCCGAACCTGCTGACAAGGTAAAGTCCGTGCCTCCTCCGAAAATCGGAACACGACTCATCTCATAGTATGTATTCCCTCCGAATGTTCCTTGATTGACTGACCCGTTAAGGTAGTAATATGACGGCCCTGCACCAGCACCACCACCTGCTGCGTTTAATGTGTCACCGGACAATGACAGGTTAGTACCTAATGTAATTTCTTCAAATACACCTGATCCGCTTGAATGACGCCCGATTAATTTACCGCTTGCCATCAGCGTTGAAATGTCCGGTGTTGTTCCGCCCGATGAGGTTAGGGGTGCTGTTGCGGTCACATCGGTAATTGTACCACCGCTACCACCGCCCGGAATCGTGATGAGATATGTATTTATTTCATCAGCCAGATCTTCTGCACTTGACCAGCCCGGTGAGGTTGGTGCAATGACATCCGTATAAAGAAACTCATATCTGATGCCATCCCGATCTGTAATTCGCACAACATCCCCGAACGCTAATACCCGCGCATTATCTTTCCAAATGACGGTTGTAACTGAATTTTCAGTTATGTAAATTTCGAGGTCTGCATTGGTAATTGATACCATGATCAATAATCAATGTTTCTTTTGCCCCGTAGTGAATCAAGTCCGCGTTGATTTACTAAGTCCTTTGCTGCATCGGTTACTTTGATATTATTACCTACCGCGCTGATTCGTGTGCCGCCATAGGTTCTTGACTTCTTACTGCAACAATCCGATTCAAGCCATTCAGGGTAATTAGTTGCGGCATCGGTTGTTGATGCGTTCATGTACTTAATAAACCTGCGCTCGTATTCTTTCGAGCCATCAAGCACCGAATTGATATACTTGCTTAGTTCATTTTGCGGCACTACGTTGCTGAACTCATTTGTTTTGTACACTACCCCTGCCGCAGTTACATTGACTTGATTATGTCGCAGCAATCGCGCATAGGTTTTGTAAATTAAAAATCCTTCATATTGCGCTTTTAATTCAGGGTAATTTGCGGGTGAAATTTCCTCAACTAATTTTTCATAGAACGGATCACCGCATACTTTTCGCAGATCAAATTCCTGCGCCTCCAAAATAAACGGATCAATCCGCTCATCTTGAATGTTGATTGATAATGTTCTGTATTTTCGTATATCAGACGGGCTGATTAGTAGTAGTGCCATTGGATAAAGGGAGTAAGATGTCGTTTATTTGCGCCTCGGTTAAGAATGGGAATGCTGCGGCAATAATACCACGCCCTGTTTCTATCGGGTAAATCGCGCTTGTAATGTTTGCAATGATCTCATTTAAGCTGCTAATTTGAGCCCCGTTCAATGCAGTTGCTGCTACATTAACACTATCAGCCTGATCAATAACTGCTTCGGCTTCTTGGTTGATTTCAAGCAATTTCACACGCTGCCCAAGCAATCGGGTAAACTCTTCTTCCATTACAAGCCGATCATCTGCGGTAATATCGTTGTAAAATACTTTTGCATCTTCTATCTCGCTGCTTGTACCAAGTTTTCCCGCAACGGGCATAGCTGATAAGACAAGAGGCTGCTGCAATGCTTGAAAAATATTCTCTTTAACTGATCGCTCGGTAAACTCCCATTTTCTGTCAAAGTCCTGAATCTCAAATTTTGCAACCTCAAAATCAGCAACTCCATCCTCAACCTCAACAAGCATGATATTACCTACATTCTCATTGCCCTGAAATTGTTCGAGTGATTCAATGAATGATGCGCGATCCTGCTCAGATTCAAATCGCCCCCGATACTTGACCATCTGAGGTGCAACGAAATTGGATTTGACATTCTTTAATTTACCGATCTTTATCTCAGCATCAGTTTCAATATCTTCCAACACCGGATCGAATGGAGATAGCGGATAAGTTTCGATGCCATCCGCGCTGAACCAAAATACCTGACCGGGATAATTTGCAATCTTCTCTTCAAGTGTTGCGCCCGGTTCAGCATTGATTTCATCCAGTGCGTAATCGGGATTAAACTTATCAAACCTGCGAATATCAGCGGGTGAATATTTGCCGTTGTCTTTCAATTTTCTGCGATCCCAGTTATCATACACCGCAATCTTTTGATCCCTTCCAATCCTGCACCATTCAAATGGAACGTGATTAAATCCGGTAATATCGCCCATTGCATTGTAAGATACATGAACAGAGAATCCGCGAAACATTGCATAATCATTAATGCACATCCGCATCAGCTTGTCTACCGTCATGCCGTATTTATTCACCACCTGCCGAGCAACAAGATTATCCGATACGCCGTTGCCCATGATGAATTTTGCAAACTTATCCCATGCTGATTTTGCTGCACCGGATGAATTTACAAGATCGTACACCCGCTGCGGATAGGCATTATCATAGTCGAATGAATATACATTCTCTGCCCTCAGATCGCGTATGACCTGTCGCTGCCTGTTATTAGATGTTACGATCCGTGCCATTTTAATTGGTGTCTAATGATGTTTGTTTTTTCTTAACCTTTTTCGGTTCAGATTCTTTCGTTTTTTTATGTACCACTTTCGGTTGCTGAATAAGAAACTCGAAGTGAACTGATAAGGCCGGATTGATGTGCATTAACGCTTCCGCTTCTTTGTCGCTCGTATTATGGTTGTCATAAATTTTCGGGTCACCGTGCGCCCTGAATGCTTTCTTAATGCGGTATTTAACCAATTTAGGTTCTGTTGAATTTGTTGCCATACTTTTTGATTTTTCTTTCAAAGGTATTTCATTTTGCTGATAATCTCGCGCAAGGATTCGCAATTCAAAATAAGCATCAGTAGCGCAGTTAGGGCATCGTCTTTCCTTAGGCGTTCCCGTAACTTTCGCATATAAAGCGAAAATCCCCTGCCTCTTCTCAGGTGGCAAGGGATATGAATATTCGCTCAGGGCTTGTGCTAATTCAATCCCTGTCATCAATTACGGCAATTCAAGCGCGTTCAGTGCTGATTTGGTTGCAGTATATGAACCATAAGACAAGGTCTTAGGCGGACCGGGTTCTTTCGCCTGTTCAGAGGTCGAAATTGTCAGGTTCCATGCGCCTTGTGTGTCGGCATCTGATTTGTTTGATTCATTTGCGTTCAGAATCAATCCGGCATCAAGACCGTACAATTCAAATGCTGAATCATCATCCGATCCTTTAAAGTTACTTTCAACGATTGCAACAACAACGCCCTGACCAAGATAGCCAAGCTGCTTTTTAATATCTGGTGTGTTGTCAAATACCTTGAAAATTACCTCGTGATCGTACACAGTTGTATATCGCTGGCGAACAAGTGCCGCACGCAAATCAACAGAGTTATTCTGCCCCTCATATCGGTACAAATATGCACCTGAATTAAGAGTGATTGCAGTTATCAAATAGGGATTCAGCGGATCGGGTGTAGTGGATGCAATATCTGATTTATTAACTAACCAGATACGATCATTCGCGCCACCGGTTATCGGCTTCTCGCAGTTATTTAGGACATTCTCAGTAAGTCCTGCACAGGCTGTTGGCATATTGTGTACCTCCGATTTTAGTAAGCTAATGAAACCATGTAGTTCTCGAGGATTTTCGCATCCATTTTGTAACCGCCTCTGAAGTTGGTGGTTTTGTCTTTGCGCTCAAACCACTGATCAATGTCGGCAAGTGCAGAAGCAGCATCAACACCAAGTGCGATGTTTTCTCTTGTGGTCAATACGGCACGATGAGGTACATCGTATTTAGTACCATTATCGAAGTCAGCACGGATATAACGATCCCACAGGTCAACACCGATAATTTCCAAGTTGCGGTAACGCAAAACTGAAAAGCCTTGCTCAATGCGGATGAATGAAGCATCATTGCCTTGTGATTCAAGGTAAGTCGCGTAGTTGTCAAGCAGTGACATTGTAACGAGCATCACTTTATTTTGAGCTGAACGAAGTCTGTAATCAGCTTTGTTCATCATTGACTGGAAGGTCAAAAATGCAGTGTTTGAAGCGAGCACAT